ATGCGTTATAGCGCGCTTTCCTTTTGTTTGCTGGCTTTGGTGAATTGTCCATCGCAGGCGCAAGATCTCTCGGTCTATTCCGACTTGATAGTCCTCGCGGAGCGGGAAGGCGCCGATCTTGGTTGCGAACCCGCCCCGGAGGCACGCCGTCTTGAGGTGCTTTCGCCGACCCTGCCGGCTGGTGGAAGAATCAGTTTGGTTGTTGTAGTCCGCGGCCAGGCAGGCCAACCTTTTTCGTTCGATGTCGGACACAATCCGCAGGGATTGATTCGCGCGCGTGCGTATCGGTACTTCCCGGGCATGCGCTACGCCAGCAATTTCTTTGGCCAGCCAGTCGAAGAAATCGAGATGCCGTTTCGCGGGAGAGTGTCGGAGGGGCAGCGGTGTGCGATTTTCATGCTCGATTTGAGCCTTCCCGCGGGTAGCGTTGAGCAGCGCGTGAAGATCGAGCCAGCCGCTTGGATTCCATTGGGGACGATAGAACCGCGCTGGACGCGATACCCGATGGAAGTTCGAATTACGGCTCAAAGAGGCGTGCAGCTAGAGACGCCCTTGAAATGTGAAGCGCCATTAAGGGAACTGGCATGGAGCCTTTATGCGGGCTGGCGGCGGGGCTGCCTTCCGCCGAGCGTGAATTGTGTTGCAACCGGAGAGTTAACCATTGGGTCGCTGTTGGCGCGTCAGTTTTACGTTGATTTCCCGCCGGCGGCGCAGACCGATTGCTCGGCTCTCGCCCCAGAGGCGGATGTGTTCGGCGCGATTGTTCGAGCCCGCGCTCAGGGCTGGCCTTAATCGATTTGCTAAACTTGAACTTGCCTGTCCGGAGAGATGGCCGAGTGGTTTAAGGCGCACGCTTGGAAAGCGTGTATACGGGAAACCGTATCTAGGGTTCGAATCCCTATCTCTCCGCCACCCCACTCCCCAGGCGATCCGCTCATAGCGGATCCTGCCCCGCGATCTCTATCCCGAACCCTTCTAGTCCCACGGCGCGGACCGGTGAATTGCTGAGCAAGCGGATTTTCTTGCAATCCAAATGGCGCAGGATTTGGGCGCCGATTCCAACTTGGTGCTGCAGTTTCTTCTCCCCCTCTGGACGAGGCGCTGCCTTTTGATGAGGGACCAGTGTGGAGTGCGCAGCCAACGAAGGCATCAATCTCTCGACCGAGTTCATGTGGAGGTAAACTACGACTCCGGAGCCTGCCGCACGGATTCGGCGCATCGATTCTTCTAGCAAGCGCCGGCAATCGCACTGCTGACTAGCGAAGATATCCCCGAAAGGACAGTGGGAGTGCATGCGGACGAGGATTTCATCGCCCGCCTTCAACTCGCCCTGGACCAATGCGCAATGCAGTTCGCGATTCAAGACGTTTTCGAAAACGAGCATGCGAAACGGACCATATGCCGTTTCGATGCGGCCCTCGCTGACGACCCGTACGTAGGATTCGTGATGGAGGCGATATCGAATCAAGTCGGCGACGCTGCAAAGAGTCAATCCATGTTCCGAGCAGAATTCCCGCAATTGCGGCAACCGCGCCATGGTTCCATCTGGATTCATGATTTCGCAGATCACTCCGCCCGGCGGCCGCCCGGCAAGCCGGGCGAGATCCACAGCAGCCTCGGTTTGTCCTGCTCTGACGAGCACCCCGCCTTGCTGAGCTCGCAGCGGAAACACGTGGCCAGGACGGGCCAAGTCCCCGGGTCGGGAATCCGGTCGAATGGCGACTTGAATCGTTAAGGCCCGATCCGCGGAGCTGATTCCGGTGGAAACACCTTCCTTTGCGTCGATAGACTCCGTAAATGCCGTACCGAAGTTGGAGGTGTTCACCTTCGACATCAGCGGCAGGTCCAGGCGATCACAGATTGGAGCGTCAAGAGCCAAGCAAATCAGTCCTCGGCCATAGACCGCCATGAAGTTAATGGATTCCGGTGTAACAGCGTCAGCCGCGATGGCAAGGTCGCCTTCGTTTTCGCGGTCCTCGTCGTCAACGATAACAACCATTTTGCCGTTCCGGAAGTCGTCTATCGCCTGTTGAATCGAGCTAAAGGGCATTCTTCTTTCATTGTCGTTCGGGGAGGAGGTTCGTTCACAAGAAAAGCGGAAGAATATTTCGTTTGTTATCAAGCAGAAGCGTGCCTGCGCGAGCGGATTGGAGTACCGCTGATCCTATTCTCGAACTGAGGCAAGCGCCTCGAAGTACACGAAATTGGCCGCTAGAAGGGCCAACGAATTTAGAGAGCAGGAAAGAAATGGACCGTGTAAAGCTGCAGGCGGCCGTCGAAGAGCACGCGGAATACCGGGCGTGGCTCCCGAGCCTGGAAACGTATCGGGATTTGTACACCGGCGGAGCGCAACTCAAGAGTAAGGCTTCGAGCTACCTGTATCGCCGCCATCGGGAATCGGCGGATGTCTATCAAGAGCGGGTCAGCCGGGCATATTACGAGAACTACATCGGATCGATAATCGATTGGTTTGCTTCGACTCTTTTCCGACGGGAACCGATTCTAACTGTGGAAGACACCGTCGTCAAGAAGTCGGCATACTACTTTGACTTCTTCAATAATTGCGACCGAAACCACACGTCGATAACGGACTTCCTGCGCCGTCGATTTATTGAATCGCTCGTTTACGGAAAAAGTTTTTGCGCACTGGAATTTCCCAAGGCCGCGCAGCCGTTCCGGAGCCGTCTTGAGGAAGAGAAGGCTGGTGCAGATCGGGCGTACTTAACGGAAGTGCATCCAGCCGACGTTATCAACTGGGGCCGGAGTGAAAGTGGCCGGTTGAACTTCATAACGATCCGATTGGAGTCCGGAAGGCAGGACCATGGCAGCGAAGAAGGGGCGTCGAGGCGGCGGTTCTTGGTCTACACCGAGACCGAATTCTTCATTGTCGAGCGAGACAAAGAGGGAAATCTCTTTGTAACTGAGTCCGGAGCCCACGCGACTTCAAGGCTCGGTATAGTGCCCGTGTTTCAGCTGACGATAAGCGACGGTTTGTGGTTAATGAATAAAGCCGCTCATCTTCAGTTGGAACACTTCAACAAATCCAATGGGCTAGCTTGGTCGTTGGGAATGGCGTTGTACGCCACACCGGTAATATACAGCCGACGCGATTTTAACCAAGTTTTGGGTGAAAGCTACTACATACACTTGGACCCGGAAGACAAGTTCGGGTTCACGGAACCTGAAGGCAACGTCTACAAGATTGCGTTGGAGAAACTGTCGCGGCTGCAAGAAGAGATTTACCGCACCTGCTATCTCATGGGGCAATCGCGAAGTTGGCTGTCCGGGGCGGCGCAGACGAGCGGGCAGAGCAAACGCCAAGACTATCAGATCACTCAAGAGGTACTGCGTGCATACGGTGATGGAGTCAAGGACTTCCTGAAACGAATCCTCGAGACTCTAACGAACGTTCTCGGTGACCAATCCCGGATTACAGTGAGCGGGCTTGATGAATTTGAAGTGGGCGAGTTTCAAGACGAACTGAAAGAAGCGGAAAGCCTCTTCTCGTTAGGCCTGGGATCCAAGACCTTTCGCAAGCAAGTCTTCAAGAAGCTGGCCCTGAAATATCTAGCCGATGTCAACGAGACGACGAAAGAGCGTATTGCTCGGGAAATCGACGACTCGATCGACAAGGGAGACAGCCAATGAATTTGACTGGAGATCGATCACGCAACTCAAATGCGGCAAATTCCGAAGATCTGAAATCCATCGTGCGTGCGGTGCTCGAGGAGTTCTCAGTCGTTCAAACGCAACGCAGCGAGCCGGCCTATAAGGCTGAACTCGAAGAGGAGCGGCGGAGACGGGAAAGCCTGGAGCGTCGCGTCAATGAACTCGCCGAAGAAAATCGCCGCAGCCGCGCCCGCGCTGAGTCCTTAGAGAGCGAAACGCTCGTTAAGGGCGAATTGCAGAAGCACGGTGTGGCCAAAGTCGATTTGGCGTACCGGATCTTGCGCGACGAACTAACGCGCAGCGAGGATGGAACGCTGGTGGTCCGCGGCGCAGAGGGCGCCGTGCCGTTTCAAGATCACATCGTTAGGTTCCTGGACGAAAATCCAGAACTCTTGCCGGCGAGGAACCTAAGCGGAAGCGGAGCAACCTCCTCGCCGCGCTCTCAACAGAACGCGCCGGGGATCGATATCGACTCGATAAAGCCCGGTATGAGCAGCGAAGACAAGGCCAGGATCAGGGAAGAGATTTCCCGTGTGGCTCGCAGCTTTCAATAAGTAATGTCAATCAACAGAAGAAATGAGGAATAATACATGCCTGCTATTACTTCAACTAACTTAGCCAATGCCATCGTCAAGTTGGTGGCGGCGGATGCCTTGCCCGCGCTAATGGGCAATCTGGTGATGGGGAATCTCGTGAATCGCGACTTTGAGCCGTCGTTGGCGAAAGCCGGCGACACGGTAAACGTTCCGGTTCCGCCGACGCTGACCGCGAACAACTTGGCCCAAGGCGGCACGGTTGTTACGCAGAATCCGAATCTAGGAAACGCGCAAATCGTCCTGAACACCCATGCGGAAGCCACGTTCCAAATTCCGGACGCCGCGAAAGCGATGGCCGTGCCGGACGTGTTGCGCAGCTACATGGAGCCCGCTGTGGTCGCCCTAGCCGAGAAAGTCGAGACCGATCTGTTGGCGCTTGCAACCTCGTTTACCGCGAATACAGCGTTGGGTGCGGCTGGCACCGCTGTGACGGAAGACCTAATTGACCAAGCGGAAACCGCGCTCTTTAACGCCAAGGTTCCCGCCAGCATGCAAAAGAACCTGGTTGTCGATGCGGCGACGTATTCGGCGTTGCGCATGAATCCCCGTTTCAGCGAATACTCCCGGGCCGGCGAAGCTGGCCTGAAAACCCTGATTGAGGGTAACATTGGCCGGCTGAAGGACTTTTTCGTGTTTCGGTCTCAATTCATTCGCAAGTCCGGAACGCCCACGACGACCCGCAATTTGGCTTTTGCGAAGGACGCGATTGGCCTCGCAATCCGGCGCCTGCCTCAGCCCCTCCCGGGTACTGGTGCAATCGCTGAGTACGCCGAGTTGGGCAACTTTGGCGTGCGTGTCGTAATGAGCTATCAGCCAGACACTTTGGCGCAGCAATTCACCGTGGATATCCTCTACGGAGCCGCGATTCTGCGCAACAACTACGGAGTTTTGATCAACAGCTAGTCTGCTGGTTAGGTGATGGAGGCCGGAGTCCTGCAATGGATTCCGGCCTTTGCCGTATCGCCGCCGCATTTTTGAGAAAGGGAATCCATCAGCATGGCGCTATTGACAGAACAACCCATCACAACACTGACCGAGTGGATGGCCTACGATTCGAAGTTAAGCATTCTATCCGCCCTAGAGAGTGCTTCGGTCGAAAAAAAGGGTGAACTCGCGCAACAAGAAATTCAAACGGAGATCCTAGAATTCCTGCTGCGCGACAGTGCTGTTGGCGATTCGGAAGCTCGGAGCCTCCTCAGTCGAGTCCACGTCTCGGAGCCGATTCGGCGCTGGCACGCATATCTTACGCTTAGCCTGTACTACGTCGACCTGGCATCATTGCAGGCGAGCGCGCTACATCGCGAACAGAGCCGCTACTTTGAAGTTCGGAGTACGGAGGCCCGAGAGCATGCGTACACCACTGGCGTGGGGATTGTCGATTCCGCTGTGCCAAAGGCGTATGCGCCAGTGACAGCACTCGCTGGGGAAGAGGATCCCAACCGGCTGATTCGAGCCCGCGTACGATTCCTAAGCCTCGAGGGAGTTGAGGGCAGCGTCAGCGAAGAGTTCTTGATTCGGCCGCCGGCTTCCGGAACGCTCTCGATTAGTTTTCCAGTATTTCCGGCGAGTGCGGCAACGTGGTTACTGTACCTCGCGGAGGATTCGGACACTTTTAGGGCTCTGCGGGAATCACCGCACGCTGCAACGGAAGTTGTCATGATAACCGCCGGCTTTAGCTTGAGCGAACGCCGCCTGAGTTCAGAAGGCCAGGAGCCCGGCCGCTATGTAAGGAACTCGCGGCTGACAGGACGATAAGATGCTGAACTATGCGAACCGAGCGTTGGATGCGGCAGAAGTTATCTTTTCGGGTGACGCGGGGCTAAAGATCAGTCTTGAGAATCTATACGAACAGCAGGGGCGCGAGGTTTTGGAGGCGGCTTTCCAGCTCGAGCGCCGGTTCCTGGGGACGCGCCCTGCGGAGCGAGATTCCGAAAGTCGCTTGCCTCGCGTCTCCCTTTCACTAAGACGATTAACAAGCAAGGGCGCCGAAAGGCTCGCGAGCGCCTCGGCCACCGCGAGCGTGCAGATCGAAGTGTCCGTATCCGCGGAAAGGGCGGATACAACTCACGCGATGACGAGCGACTATATCGACGCCGTACTCGACGTTCTGAGCCGGAACCGCGGGCTCTGGGCCGGTGGTGTGTATTATGCCGGCGAATTTGCCGTAGAAGTTAGGCCCCTCGCAAAGGGTGGATTGAATTATGCGCAATCTTGCGTTTTCGAAATCGAAATTCATTTGTGGCAGGAGTAGAGAGCATGGCGAACGAATATATTGGTACGCATTCAAACCGGATCTATCTGAAGAGCGAAAGTGACCATCCGGAAGCGAACAACATGGCGGCGGCGATGGTAGCGCCCGTAACGGAGTTTCGCGTTTCCACTAAACGCCGGCAAGTTGTGCGGCGTGACAAGACGGGCTACCGCAGCGAGACGCCGGTGTTGGGTCCACAGCGTGAGCTCATCGAAGTGGAAATGAACGCCTACGGCGTCGGCTGGTCTGGTGGAGCTGGGAAGAGCGCGATTAGCGCCATCCTGGAGAGTGGGATGTGCGCCGGTACGCAAATCGGGCCAGATCATGTCGTAAGTGCGGCGAGCGGAGCAAGCTTAACCTTCGCTGCCGATCACAGGCTCAGCGTCGGCTCGGCCCTGGTGTTCGGACAGGAGATGCGCTTTGTTGCGGCCGTGACTGGAGCGCGGGGGATCACCCTCAATTCAGCGTTTACCCTCGAGCCGTCCTTGGGCGCAAATATCCAAGGCTCGGCGGGTTTGCTTGTCGCCGATAACGTTCGCACGATGAGCGTGCTCGATACTTGGAACCCCAATCAAGCGGTTCAGCGATTTCTTACGGGCGTAGTGGCGGACCAATTGAGCTTTGAGATCAATAACGACTTTTTGGAAGTGGGCATGCGCGGGTTCGCTCGGAGCGCCTACGATAGCGTCAGTGGCGCAGGCGGCGCGGGATTTAGCTTCCCGGCAGCTCCTAGCGGTGCGGGCAGTTCGTTGGCCGCGCCGATCTCTGGCCACCTCGGACAAGCCATGTTGGGCGTCGAAGGCTTCAATGTTTGCACCTTGACGGAGGCCAAGATCAAAATCGAAAACAATATTGAACCTCGCACCGACGAATTTGGCTGCTACGGAACCAAAGCCTTCACGTTGGGTAAGCGGCGCGTAACTTTGGACATGACGGTGTTTGAGCGGAATGATGCCCTTAGCCAATCCCTATATGCAAACGCGATCAATAACGTTCCTGTGCCCGTGATGTTGCAGATCGGTAATCAAGCGGGTTCAATTTTCGGCATCTATTTGCCCGCGGTGCTCTTTAGCGTTCCCCAATTCGATGATCGACAAAGCCGATTGCTCTGGCGATTCCAGTCCTCGCTGGCGATTGGAGCGCAGAATGACGAAATCTATATTGCGCAGCGGTAACAGGAGCTAGAGACCATGGAACTGTTGACAGAAGTAGAGTTTCAGCCCGCGAATTTTCCGGAGGTGAAAGTGCACCTCCGGAGAATTTCGTTGGCAAAGCGGCTGCGATTCTTGGCGAAAAACTTTGAGCTGATGCGTCAGTTGAAATTGGGCGGAGCGCAAAGCGTTCCGCCGATGAGCAACAAGGTTGCCATTGCCGAGGCGGAGATCGAACTCAGCCGCCGAATTCTCGCCGAGACACTAGCGAGAATCGAGGGCGTTCCGGCTCCCCAGGAGGATCTGGCGAGTTGGATGGTGAAAGAAGCTCCCAATGAACTTTGCGTTGAAGTCCTTCAGCGCGCGGGAGAGGAAATGATTCTAGGAGAGAGCAAAGCAAAAAAATAGTCGCCGCCTTCCGGTACCTTCACAGCCGGACTCGCTGGGAATGCGGTGATTGTCTGAATCGGGGCTTGGCGACGAGCCGCCACTGTGCACTGCTGGGTATCTCCCCGCGTGAAACGCCCGTATGGGCGAAGGACGACGCAGTGTTTTTCCAATGTCCCGAGAGTCTGCTGACTGGTGAACTGTACTACTGGTTGAGCCTTGAAGCGCTGCTGCGCAACGAACCCAATACACCTTGGCTCAATCTACCCGCCGTGGATTGCGATGCAATGCAAACCATCTGGCGCCTGAAGGGAAATATCAATGGCGACGATCGACAACAACGTGAGTGGCCAGCCTGAACCGAGCCTGGGTTCCGTGCTGGCTCAGCTCACGCAGCAACTAGAAAACAGCAATGCCGGCCTCGGCAATCGGTTTGAGCAGCTAAGCGAAGCGACGCAAGCGAGCTTAGGTAGCGTTACGAATGCGATTCAGTCAAATCCTTCCGCGGCGCCCTCTAGCGGTCGGCTGCGCGAGACCGCACTCAATGTCCTGAGTCCGATCAGCTCCCGCAGCCCGCTGCAGGTCCTAAGCAATCTTGTTTTGGGCCCGGTGTGGAGGGGGCTCTTCGGTTTGTTTGGCTCTCGCGGCGAGACGCCCGCTCCCGCCCTTACTCCTTTCGTCCGCCCAGCGAACGCCGCAACGGAACTCGATTCCCGTGCGGACGGTGCTGGCAATCACGGTGCACTCCGCACGGATTCCTTCGGCCAATCGAAGGCCCTGAATCAATCAGCGCCGATTCACATTTCCATTCAAGCGCTAGACGCGCGCTCATTGCTGGACCGGAGCGACGAGATTGCCTCCGCCGTACGCCAGGCGATGCTCACCAATCACCCAATCAACGAAAGTATGACGGAGCTCTAGATCATGGAATTCCCTGTGCTCGACACAGAAGTTCATGTTCAATACTCGGCTGCCAAGGTGCGCGCAATCCGCCACCAAGCAATGCGATTCTTGGGAGACACCCGCCAAGGCAAGCGCCATACGATTTCTTCAGGCGAACGTTGGCGATTGCGCTACGAATCGCTGAATGCGGTTGAGATGAATCGGCTGCGAAGCTTCTTTGAAGCCAACTTTAATGGGACGACCTTCACCTTTGCGGACCCTTGGACGGGAAGCATTTACGCAGCTTGCCGCTTCGGCGAACTGGGGCTTCTGGTCGTAGCAATGTCTCCGGGCGTTTTCCGAGTCCAGCTGGAGGTAGAAGATGCCTCCTAGCGTTCCCCTGGTGTTTCCATACCTAAGAAATGGGGCTTTGGCTCAGTATCCGATCCGGTTCGAAGCCTATCGGTTTGGTCCAGAAAATCGATTTCCGGACAATACGCAAATATTCTCAGCGGTGGAGTCCCGATTGATGAATCGCTGGACTCTTCGTTACGAAGGGTTAGAGAACTCCGAGCGCGATAGCTTTGAAGAATTTCTAAGCCATGCGGAGCGAAACGGACGCTCTTTCCGCTTCTTTGATCCACTCGGCAATTTGTTGCAACACTCGGAAGACCTAATGCACACCGTTTGGGTTCCAACGGGTGCTATTGACGTTGCGCCTCTGATCGACTCGGAAATCGGCCCGGCATTCGTCCTCACGAACACCAGTCCCGACTGGCGAGGACTTCAGCAAACTGTCAACTTCGGTTACGGATTCCAAGGCTGCTTTAGTGTTGTCGCGAAATGGAACTCCGCGAATGGCCTCCGGTTGCGTGTCGTGGACTCGCAAGGCAGCAATTCAAAAGACTTCAACGTCAGTAGCGCGCGCTCTGTCTTTGTGGAGCGTCGTGCCGCATCCGACGCAACCTACACGACGGTTGCGCTCGAGTTGGCGCCGAACTCGCAGATTGTCATTGCGCGTCCACAACTGGAAATTGGCCAGCAACCCTCAGCATATTTGCCCACTGGGCAGAGCAGTGGAGTTGTGGAGTCCGCTTGGCTTGCGCAAAAAGAGTACGCCTGGACTTCTTCCGCTCCCAATGCGCATAACATCACCCTCACCATCGAAAGTGTCCGAACCTAAATGACCCTTCTAGAGCACAAAGAACAGGCGGTCGTGCCCGCCACCGCGATTCTTTGCGAAGTCACTCTTCGCGATGGCAGCAAGCTTTACTGGAGCTCCATTGCGTGCCAGCATGCCAGCCAAGCCTACTCAGCGAGATTATTGGCCGAAGCCATGCCGGCTTGGCGATTCCAGTCTGATTTGACTGCCGAAAGCGCAGCAAGCATTCAACTTATCTTGGCGAACGCCGATGGCGCAATCTCACAATTGAGGCAGACTACCGATTTGCGGGGCGCCACCGCGAAGTTATCCGCGGCGGCTCTCCATGGGCGCCTGGTTGAGGACGCGCACGTAGTTTTCACGGGAATCGTTGACAGCATTTTGGAAACCGATTCACAAATCGCCCGTTGTACACTACTGAGCCGTCTCAGCGCCATTCGCAGCAGCTTTCCGCCGATGCGAATTCAGAAGCAATGCTCATGGGCGTTCCCAAAAAATAGCGCCGAACGCAATGCCGCGCTCAGTTCCGGAGAGGACGGACGCTACTCGCCGGTATTCCGCTGCGGCTACTCAGCGGGTCTCGCCGGAGGCTTTGGGAATCTAGAAGGCTCCAACGCATTTACGAGCTGTGACTATTCTCGTGCGTCTTGCGAAGCTCGCGGCATGTTTGACCGCGACGCGTCCAATCAGATCACCCGCCGATTCAGCGGGATTGAGTTCGTTCCCCCCACGATTCAGGTGCGTGGACATGGCGAATCAAGTGGACGGCTCTCCAGTCTCGTTAATCTCGATACTCGGTACAACGACGTTGTACCCGTGGTTTACGGAATGGGTTGGCTTCAGGCCCCGGTAGTGTTCTCCCGCAATGACGGAAACTTGACGCGTTCCGAGGTGTTGATGGGTTTGGGAGAAATTGAAGACGTCGTCAAGGTAGTGGTCAACGGCTACGAAATTCCGCGAGGCGTCAACGGCCAAAATATGACCGGTAGCGGATGGTACAACGTAGTTTCCCATGGTGGCCGGACCGGCGGCTTCAATCTGAATTTTACAGATAGCGCCGGGAATCCGCAGGGCGATCCGTACGGCAGTATGGCGTTCCTCTCGTTAGTGGTGCCCAATAAGGTCAGCGATGGCAAGAGTACTCCCAAGGTCGAGATCTTGATGAAAGGTATTCGCCTACCGGTACTAGACGCTGGCGGTGCCCTTGTGACGACGGCCTGGAGTTCGAATCCCGTGTGGATTATCTGCGATATCCTTCGCCGTTCCGGATGGCAGCTGGGCGAACTGAATTTGGCCAGCTTTTCCGCGTCTGCCGATTATTGCGATAGCTTAGTTCCCGCAGTCGACGCGAACGGCGTTTCCCGGCAGGTCAAACGGTTTGAAACCAACCTTGTACTCCGTCGTCGCTACAGCGTGGCGGAGCTTTTGCGCGGTATCCGCGTGGGCGCCCTGCTGCGTTTGGGCCTTGATGCTCAGGGACGCCTGTACATCGCGCCAGAGTCTACCTTGGCACAGCAGCAACCGGCCAAGCCTTTGGGCAGCAACGCCGATGCTCCTTTACTCGGCGGATGGGCGGCCTATGAATTCGACGACGGGAAGTATGGGAAAACAGGTCTCCTTCTAAAACCCGACGGCAACGCGGATTTCCATGTCTTCTCTCAGCCCAGCCACGAATCGCCGAATCGCGTCAGCGCCGAAATTCAGGATGCGCTCAACGAATTTCGCCAGGACAGTTTTACGCTCGCCGATACAGAAGATATCGCCGAGCGCCGCCAAGAGATCCAGCAGACTCTGCCGGTACTCGGCCTTCCGAATTTGCCACAAGCGATTCGCGTCGGCCAAACGTGGTTGAACAAGGCAATCGGCGGCAACATTTTCGTTCGTTTTCGCACGAGCCTTCGCGGCGTCCACCTGCGCCCGGGAGATCTGATCGCGCTTACCTACGAAAAACATGGATTTGATCGCAGTATCTTCCGGATCCAAGAAATTCAACTCCAACCGACGCTGGACCTGATCGAGATCACCGCTCAACTCCACCAAGAACATTGGTATTCCGATAATCCGACCGCTCGTTATGATCGCAGCCGCCTCTACGCTTGGGCGAATCGTTCCCCGCGAGCGATCATTCCCGGCATGCCCACGGAAGCCTTGGCGCTGGATGAAAACGGACAAGAAAAAGCGGCGCTCACGATTCCCTTCGCTCGCGCGAGCAAACCTGCGGGGAGCCTCGCCGTACCGCTGGTCAGCTTCCAATACTCCGTCTCAACCACTGGCGGAAGCCTGCCTTCTGGGTCCCTTTATTACGGCCTCACAGCGATAGACGCTTCCGGCGCGGAGTCCGCTCTGTCGACGTTGATTCCGGTCAACATCTCCTCCAGCGGCTCGGCGCACCAAGTTACATTGCAAGGTTTGAGCTTCGCTCAAAGCGCCGTCTCAGTAAACGTCTATCGGGGCATCTCGCCGTACCGGCTTTCAAGGGTTGCGTCCGGCGTTGCGCCGGGCCCGTCCATAACCGACACGGGCGCTGCGAGCACCGCGGTCTTGCCTCCCGATAGCAACTACTCGAAGCTGCGCTCATACTATCGCCGGCAATTCCTACCGGCGCAACTGCCCGACGTCTTCTCTAGCGTTAGCATCGGAAAGACTGGTCTCGCGCTCACTCCCGACGAGTGGATTGGCAGGACTGTCGTCATTCGCTCCGGAACCGGCAAGGGGCAGGAGCGCCAGATTTCGGCCCATTCACCGAGCGTCTTCACTATCAGCGAGGCATGGACAACCACGCCCGACGCTACCAGCCAGTTCGCAGTCGTACAGACCGAGTGGACCGAGGCACAAGAATCGGAGAGCTCCGAGATTGTTGTGTTTCTGCCGCTTCTCAGTACAGAAACCTTCGAAATCAACCTTCGCTCGGTGGCGGCCGACGGCGACGAATTGACTTCGGCAGACTCGCCTACGGTGATTTGGCAAATCGGTGTCGGTGGTCCTGGTGGCGCCGACACAGGAGTCCCGCCAGCGGCGGCTTTCGGCTTCCGGCTTCTCGAAGGCGGGACGGTTTCCGTCGGGGGATTTGCGTTCGGCCAATTCACGAATCTGTCTAGCGCTTACGCTGCGCGGCTGGGATTATGGTTCTGGGACGAGCTGTCCGCGCCAACGCCGCTAAGCCTCACGACTGCGATTGACAACTCTGCCGAACTGCTAACGGTTACGGGCCTCATCCAGCCACTCGCTGACGGTGACATGATTCAGATCGGCGAAGAGCTGATCCGAATCGTGGCGCGAGTCGGCCTGACCTCGGAGTACCAGGTCGAGCGTTCTCGCTACCTGAGTCCCGCCAGCGCTCATGCCGCCGGCGCCCTAGTGTTTCAACTCGATCGGCGCGAGGAAGTGATCGCACTGTTGCCCGGTCTGCTCGGTTCAACCGCCGGCGCGCGCTTCCGTTACAACACTTTGATTCCGTATGTCCGGATCGCCGCCGCCGACCTCGCCATCTACAACCGGTTGGGTCAGGGTGCTGTGAGGGAGGAGTGCTATACGCAGGTGATTGATGGTGGGCTGCGCACGCTTTCCGGCGGCCAAATTGCATTCAGCGTCGCGGGTTACTTAGCGATCGAATCTTCAGCGGCCACCGCCTACATCACCGAGCGCGAAATGGCGATTGGCGATGTCTACGCGACGGTCGTCGAACCTCCCGTTGGCGCGGACATTCAGCTAGCGGTACGCGTGAATGGCGCCGAATACTGCACTCTAACGATCCCATCCGGTAGCTTTACCTCCCCTCCGGTCAGCCGGTTTAACGTCGCTCCAATCCCCGAGGGAGCGAAAATCACTTTCGATATCCTAAGCGTTCCGCCCGCTTCCGTCGGTACGCCGGGCAGAGATTTGACCGTCTTCTTACAGGTGTAG